ACCTGCTTCAGACAACGCAGATAAATGTTCATCAGTTTGTGTCGTAATTATTTGCTCTCCATTCTTTTCAAAATACAAAGCAATTTTATCAAGTAATGTGTCTATCTCACTACTAGAAAAATCTTCTACAGATGTATCATTTTTTAACATTCTTTTTTTACCGTACTCTACTAAATGTTTAATAATTTTCTGTTCAGCTTCTTTCTCTAACCCATGTTTAAATAACAATGTATTTCTTACATAGGAAATTATTTTTTTTGTATTTTCTAAATTGCCACCAATCACTTTATCGTAATCTTTAACTGAATCTGGAGGTGGTGTTTGTGTCTGCTCTGCAACTGGTGCAGATTTAGTTTCTGCCACCTCCGATTCAGTCTCTGTTGGTTGCTGTCGTGCAGGTGTAGAGCCACTCCACGCTTCTTCTTCTGGTATGTCCCCAGTCCAAAGGTGCAATCCAATTCCAAATCTCATAGCGCATCTTTTAATTGCATCTGATGTTGCTAATTTAATTAACTCTGAGTCTGTATTTCTACCATCTTGTTGTGCATTTGTGTCTCCGATCTCATCTCTAAAACCTAACCCATCAATTGTCATTCTTGCAACAACACCAGAACATCTACCACTTTTATCTTTTATCTCTCTTAAAATTTCAAATGTCCACCCATCATGCATTACTTCATTTAATCTTTTAGTTATTAAATGATGCGGTACGTATTTTCCAAACTTACCTTTAGGTGCATCTTTTATCTCATTCTTATTAAAAGTTTTAGTCAATGCCTTATATGTTTTATCGTCCATTATTCGTCCTCCTTTGTATCTAACCTCATAGGTTCATCATCATACGAAGCTATGATTTTATCATTCATTTCGTAATGTACCCACAACTTTGTTTTAGCATTTACATTATATTGAAAACATAAATCCTTTATGCTTTGTTCTTTATGCAACCAAATCATATCAAATATTTTTTCACATTCTTCTATGCTGTCAGCAGTTACAATGTAATCTCTAACACTTGTGTCAGTAAACATTATTGATACTTGTTTTTTACTCATAATATTATTTTAAAAAAATATAGAAAAAATGCAAGTATTAAAGAAAAGTATGTTATAATTTTATATCGTTTCAAAGATGTACCTCCGTACCTCAATAACAAACGAACAAAAAAGTGGTCTAGCAATAGATCACTTTTTTTGTTTATCACTCTTCTTCTTTCATTAAATGAAACGCTTCAATTTCACACGCACAATCTTCACAATAACTTTCATCATTTATATAAGCACCACCATTGTGTGTGTGATAATAATTTTCACACTTAAAACATGGCAACCAACCACCCATTATTCTTCTTCTTGTACTACTTCTACAACCATAGGTATGTGCATAGGAGGATCTTCAAAATCTACATCTTTAAATTCACCACTATTAGAAACTATTATTTTTATTTTCATTCTTCCTCCTCTGCACTTTTAATTGCTGCAAGCATATTTGTATTCCATTCCAAAACAAATTGTTCACATAATGATTTTACTTTTGTCATATTTTTTTTTGATAACGTTATTGTTTTAGTAACTTCGAATCCACCTAGTGAATTATGTAAATTTATACACCATTGTTTTAATTGTTCTTCATCTCCAAATAAATTAGACGACTTCTGCATTTGAATACCCTCTTTCTGTTCCCTCTATAACTAATGTAAACACACCCTGTTGTGTACTCTTACCTGTCTGATGTTTAAACCATGTAGATTCATCTAAACTTGGAACTTGAAACCAACTACGAGGATCTGTTTTATGTATGTAATGATGGTAATGACCTGATATTAATAACTTAGAATCTCCTGGATGTTGCCAACCAAACGCTTGGTTCTTCCACCAATTCATAACTTTTACTTCTGGCTTACCTCCTCCGCCACCAATAGCATGACCGTGAGTAAAACTACAGACAGTACCACAAATATTAAAAGTTAAATGTGGTTCATCAGGAATAATAAATTTCACATGATTGTATGTTTCGTTCTGTGCAAATATTTCACCAAGCTGTTCAAAGACTTCTAAGTCTGCATTGTCCATTTCTCCTGTAGGTGCAACACCTTTAGCAATTCTTTTAGTGCCATGATTTCCTGGAACTGCACCAACTACAACAAGATCAAAATCTTTGGACCATTCAACAATTGCTTTTGCAATTAGTTTTCTCGCTACTTTAATTTGAGACCTGGAATCGAGTTCGACTGAAAAGGTTTGGTCTGGATAAAACCCCAGACACCCCTCGACTATATCGCCTAATCCTACAATGGTAAGTTGATCAAACTCCATACCTGCTTTACGCAAAAATTCATATCGTTCTTTTACTTTATCTATTTTATCTAGGAATCTTTCTATGATAGCTTCCGTCCCACCACCATCACGTTTTCCTAATTGTAAATCAGATATGGCTACAAAAAAAGACCTCTTAGGTCTTGTAACTTTTGGTTTTGGTTTTCTTTTGTGAGACTTTATCCAACTTAAAAGTCTGTCATAATCTTTGTCAGATAAAGCTAAATCATTAGCAACAATAGTTGCACGATAATACCATGCTTGTTGTATATTTCCTGAACCCATATTCATATCCCAGGTCCTAACTTGCAAAGTATTTTCTAATATTGTGTAATGATTAGGATCAAATCCCCAGTCTCTTAACAAGTCCTCAAACTTAGGACTTGCATTAGTAGTTGGTCTGGAAGTTATAGTTCCTTTTTTATTACCGTGTGTAAAGCTAACACCTGGTTCCCATCCTTGCGGATGAGTAGGTATTGGAGCTTTAGTATTGTGTGATACGTCCTGCTGACTCTTAGTAAGTTCCTGCATCTTACTTTGAGATTTCTTATTACTCAATAGAAACCACCTTTCTTAAGTAATTATTTTGTTATTTGTTTTTTAGCGTATGTCTTAACAACTGCTAATGCAGCTCCACCACCAGCTAATGCTGCAAGCTGAAGTGTTTCTGCCTCAACTCCCGCCAATGGTGCTACGACTAACGCTCCTAGAAATGCTTCCACGAATGTCCAAAAGGTTCGCTCTAGCATATCTTTAAGATCTTCACTCAATTTATACTCCCATGCGTCTGACCATGGAGTCCACCATACGTCTGTCTTAAACGTACCGTCCTGGTTTCTTGCTCTTTTACTTTTTTCAAATAAACTCATAAGTAAATTATACTATATATATATGACATTTCTACCTTTTATTTGTAGAAAATTGATTCTTATTAAAATGCCTACACTCCCTATTTAAACACACAAAATTATTACCTTTAAAAATTAAAGGACGTTCACAACCAGGACAATTTATGTTTATATAAATCCTAGTATTTAGTTGCTTTTTTCTTGCGCTTTGAAGAATATCTTTTCTTCTTTTTACCTGGCATGTTAGGCATTAGTTCCACCATCCTTTCCTTGGTTCATATACTTTGGTAACTTTTTTCGCTGGTGCTTTAGCTTTTCTTTTAAACTTAGTAAATGGATTAGCTTGCGTATCATAGTCAACATATTGTATTGTTACTTTTTCTCCTTTAACTAATGCATCTCTTATATAAGGATAGGTAGTTGCGTAATTAGAACCTGAACTGCCTACCCAACCCTTTGGTTTCACAATGTTACTTTCTTGTGAATTTCCTAAAATTAAACAACCCATGGTCGCTGATTCGTCATTACCTTTATGGATCAAGATCCATTCAAATCCAGGTACATCTTTAATCCACAGCATACCTGCTCCATGAAACTCTTCTCCGTAGGATTTAACATAACGTGAATAAAATCCACCCTCTGCTCTTAAAACAACAGGATAAGTACCAGCAGGTATTCTTGTTTCACCTCTGATCTTGTCCTCTCTATATTCATCTTCTATTGTGTACGCTAAAAACTTTTTATTCATAGCATTAGTAACATCCATTAATATACCTGATGTACTATCTGGTTCTGAACTAAATCTTAATACTTGTAATTTCATTTTATCTCCTGGCAATGTTGACTACCGTGTAAACAATTGCATATTTGTACAAATGATCCATCTTCTTTAGATGTAACCATGCACATTACTTTCCTCCGCAACAACCGTTACCACAACAATCCATTATCTACTAACCTTTCTCTTATTATCTTCTGGTTTATCTTTTCTAAAATTCATAGTAAGCAACCATATACCTAAAGTAGTAACTGTTGCTAATCCTGTAACTTGTTGAGCAGTTCCTGTTAAAGTAAGTGTTGCAATTACTAACCCAACTAAAGTCCAAGAAAGGTTTAATGTTTCTTTTATAATTGCAATAATCCAGGATGTTATTTTTTTTACCATTTAGTTTTGTTTGCCCAAAATGCTGCTGACATTTTACCTTTCTTAATATTTTTTTTGTGTCTTGCTTTAAAAGATCTTGACCTAGCAGTATTACCTTTATCTCCAGATACACCTTGTTGTCCAAATCTTATTAATTTTATTTTATGTCCCTCTTGTGCAAGCACGACATGTGATTTACTACCATGCTTTGGAGTTCTTTTAGGTTTATTGACACCTTTTAATCCGTGTTTTTTTAGCATAGCTGCTTTTCTATTTGCATGTGGCATTAAAATTTCCTCATTGCTAACGCAACTAAACTTGCAATCCTAGTAATAATTACTGGAACTACAACTTCTTGTGCTTTTTCACGTTGATCTTGTGTCATATCTTTACCTATATTAGATATTACCACATCAGATAAATCGACATCCACCAAAGTACCTATTGGATCTTCAATAAATGATTCTATTTGAACCTCAACAACTACATCTGCTAAGGTGTAATCTTCTACGTCTGTATTTTCTACAGCTCTTTCTACATATTCCTCTACTGCTTCAGCAACTACTTCGTCTGACTTAATAGCTTCTGCAACGATAGCAACATCTTCAGTTTCAACTTGTAATACTTCAGCAACAACTTCCACTTGCTCCTCTGTAAGATCTTCAACATCTTCTATTGCCTCCTCTACTACCGCTTGTATAACTTCCTGTACATCTTCAGACACCTGGTCTAAATTTTGTACACCAACATCATTTACTTCTTCGAGGACCTCAACAACTTGTTCTTCGGTAAGGTCTTGTACAAACTCTTGTATTGCTTCTTCTTTAGACTCTTCATATTCTTCTAACTCCTCTTCTGTATATTCTTCTAGTTCTTCTTCAGATACTTCAAGTATATCAATAACTATTATATCTTCAATTACTTCTTCAATTTCTAAAACTTCTTCTGCTACTTCTTCTTCTGTAAGATCCTCAACTGGTCTTTCCTTAACATCTTCCTGTATTGGCTCAACCAAAACTTCCTCGACAATCTCTTCAATTTCGACAACATCAATATCATCTTCTATAACCTCCTCTTCTATTATTATTATAACTTCTTCAGGTATATTTTCTATAATAATTTCTGTTAACTCAATTTCATCTAGCTCTTCTATATACTCTTCAAGTTCTAATATAACTTCTACAAATTCTTGTAATTCTTCTTCAGATAATTCTTCTAATTCTAACTCTATAAATATTTCTTCTTCAAGTAACTCAAGTTCTTTGGCTTCAATTTCCATTTGTTTTTCAAGCTCAATAATTTCTTCTTCAGTAAGCTCAATAATATCTTCATCTTCATCTTCAGACTCCAGGTCGTATACCACATCATCATCATCAAGAAACTCTTCTTCGGTGTCATATTTTTCTTCATCAATAATTATTATAGTTTCTTCTTCTACAATTTGTTCATAAGTTTCGCAATCACCACGTTCCAAAGCAACATTAGTAATATAACAACCATAAAGCTCTTCATTTGTTTCCCTTTCTAAATCTCTTTCAAGTGTTCCGTCATCTATTTCAGATTGAGTATACTCAACTTCTTCATCACCTACAATAAATGTTCTTGATTCTCTATCTCTACGTTCAGAATCTAACTCCCAGTAACCTGTTTCTTGTAAATTTTTATCACGTTCCCAATCTTGTGCAGCTTGTACACGAGCAGCTTCAGCTTCATTAGCTTCCCTGTTAGCACGCTCACTATTAGTTTCATATATACCTGTATCAGCAAAATTTAATTCTTCTTCTGTTGGAGGTATAGTAGTAGTAGTCGTAGTCGTAGTTGTGGTAGTCGTAGTTGTGGTAGTCGTAGTTGTGGTAGTAGTACTAGATGTAGTAGTAGATGGTGGTACATATTCAAAATCATACATAACACTTTCTACTGGTGTAAAATCGCTAGTTGTACCATTAGTATCATGAAATGCTTTTACTTTTGCATATATTTTTTGATTGTCTACAGATAAATTGTTATATAAATACTCTGCTGTAAACGTTTGACTACGCCAAGCTAATGCTTCTGTAAAACCAAATGTAGTTTGTAATGATACATCATCAGCAGTTTCTGTTAGACCTAAATATACTACATAATATTCAGGTGGATTATCTTCATACCCATCACTTTCTTGCCAACTAACTGTAATACTTCCATCATTAGCATTATATGAATTACTTATACCATAAGGTGTTTGTGTTTCTGTATGATATGCCAAGGCAGGCAAAGGTATTAATAAAAAGATAGCTAAGAGTAGTCTTAGCATTACATTACAATCGCTGCAACAACTCCACCTAGTGCTACAAGTAGCGTTAGTACCTTATAAAATTCTGCTTTA